ACATGGATTTGCAGACATGGCTGACCTTGGTACTGCTGGTGTTCTATGCAGCGACACGGGATATTTTATATCTACCCTAATAGTAGAATGAAGATTCACATCGTCGGTGCGGGTCCCACGGGTATGTCCATCGCGTGGGAACTCAAAAAATTCACGGACCATGAAGTGTTCGTCTACGATAAAAAACTTTCAGCAGGTGGTTCGTGGTGGGAACCTTCCATTGACACGAGAGATATGCATGCTCATAGGATAGTATTCGATCGTGCCTTCATCAACACGAAGAGTTTGTTCAAGGAGATGGGTATCAAATGGGATGACATTTTCGAAAAGGCGGAAACGAAGAATGGTGACATCATTCGTGAACATCTATCATCAAAGGACTATATGACCCTCGCGGGTTTGGCCATCAAAGTTTTGTCCTTGCCGTGGAAGTATAAAAAGATGTCACTCAAGGATGCTGTTGGAGAACTTTCAGAAAAGGGGCAGAAACTTCTAGAGGCTGTGACACTCATCATCGATGGTGTGACTTGGGATGTCATGACAGCCTACGAATTTGTCAAAAGTTTCGATCACGTCGGTCTTTCTTCACCCTATACTCAAAAAGTTTCTGGAAAGGTGATGTGTGATGCGATGCAACAAGCACTCATCGATAAAGGTGTAAACTTTCAATTTGGTTCGGAACTTCAAGATGTCATCTATCTGGACAATGGCTTCGCCGCCCAGTTCAAAAGTGGGATGGTTGTCAAGGAAGGGTTGCTCATTCTGGCCGTTGACAATACTCCAGCCCTTCAACTCATGAAGAACAACTGGGGTGAAGAAGCCAAGGAGAAGGTTGGTCCCAGTACCTACGGTGCCATCAACATCATGTTGGAGTACAATGAAGAGATGGATATACCCAGCGACTTACAGTATGTGTTGGATACAGAACTTCGACTTCAACCCATCGTCCTTCCAGACAAGAAGACAATCTCTTGTGTCATCTGTAATCTCACGGAAGAAGTCGTACAGATGGATCAAGAGAAATTGATCGAAAAAGTAATTGATCAACTCGGTCTCGTACAACCAAAAGAAATTCGTATCGGGTGGGGAGCCTCTTGGGAAGGTACCCAATGGGTCTTTGAACAGTCGTCAGGTGTGTTGAACCCCAATGGACAACTTCCATTCTTTGGAAAATCCAAGAAGGTTGCCATGTGTGGAATGATGTCTCCAAGGAAAACACCCTACTCGAGCATCGAAGCAGCCATCGAAGTGGGTCGCTCGTTCTGTCACAAACAATTCGGAACTCGCCGACCCTACGAACCCTTCATGATTACACACATCATCATACTGCTTATAGTTTTACTTATCCTATTGGTATATAGAAGAAGGTCATGAAGTTCGTAGCCAAAGTTCATGAACCTATGTACGACTTCAATGATAAAAAGTACATCAGGTTCACCATTCCCGATAAGGTTGTAGAAATCATCGAACGTATGCACACATCGAAGAGGCATCTACTCACCAACAAAAGGATTGACGACCCACTCGATGGTAGAGTTCTCACTGTGAAGGTTCCGTTCCGATATAGGAGGGTGATGTGCGAAGTCAAGGGACGTCCGATTCAATCTCTTATAAGGGGTGACGAAGTCGATGTTGACATAAACTTCAAGGGTGCATGGAATGTGGGTGATTACTCGGGGTTTTCCTGGGTGCTCTCAACCTGTTCAGTAGGGTCCTGAGGAAGGTCAGTTGTTCAATGTTCATGCGAAGTTTCTTAAACGTCGACAATAGGCATTTACTCATTTAAAGTTTGTCCCCTTTAAATAAGTAATTCATGGCGGTCCTCACAAGGACTGGACTTATTCTAGAGAGTCCAACACCGGAAATTAAAAAAGAACTTACGGTAAGGCCACTCGTCAATAATGAATACGGATTTCCTCCACCACCTTTTAAAGTTTACCGAACAGCTAAGAGTGGAATCTGTGTTCCAAGATTCTACGGAACTGATGTACCTACCCAAGATAAGCGACCAGCTCCCACCAAAACCAAGATCAAGTTCACTGGAAAGCTCCGAGATGCAACACACCAAAACGAAGCACATGCGGCAGCAATTCGAGCAGGCCATGGCGTCCTTTCTTTACCATGTGGCTATGGGAAGACGACGGTATCCCTGGCCATAGCGTGTACACTCGGATATAGAACGATGATCATTGTCCATAAGCAATTCTTGGCAGATCAGTGGCGTGAACGTATCAAACAATTTTGTCCAGGAGCAACCATTGGTGTCGTTCAACAAAACAAAAAAGAAGTCGAATGTGACTTTGTCATCGCAATGCTTCAATCCTTGTCTCTCAAAGAGTACTCCTTCGGTGATTTCGACAGCATCGGGACGGTCATCGTGGATGAAGCTCATCACATTTGTGCTAAGGTTTTTAGCCAAAGTCTCTTCAAGATGTGTCCTCGACATATCTTTGGATTGTCTGCGACACCTGTCCGGAAGGATGGTCTAAGCAAAGTGCTCCATTGGTTCATGGGTCCAACATTTTTTGCAGTCGAACGCCAGAATCAAGGACAGGTGGAAGTTTTTTCAGTCCAATACGAGTGCCCCATGTTTATGAATCCACCCCCGTGCACACGGAATGGACAACTGTCACTTGTCAACATGATTACAGAATTGGTCGAACATAGAGATCGTAACAAGATGCTTGTCAATTTAGTAAAAAAAGCTTCACAGGGGACCAGACAACTTCTGGTATTGAGTGATCGACGACAACATTGTGAATTTCTCCATCAATGTTTTCCGAAAAGTTCAGGTCTCTACATGGGGGGTATGAAAGAAGCTGATCTCGAAGCATCTTCGAAGAAGAAGATCATCTTCGCAACCTTCAGTCAGGCCCACGAAGGTCTGGACATTCCAACTCTCGATACAGTCATTTTGGCAACCCCAAAGTCCGACATACAACAGTCCATCGGACGTGTCATGAGAGAAACGCCGGGAAAGAACAACAATCCACACATCTACGACATCGTCGACCACTGGTCGATTTTGTTTGCCATGTACAAGAAAAGATTGCGGGTCTATAAACAGGGTGGATTTAGAATCGACGCAGTCGAGGATAAGGAAGAAGTGAACCCATTTCAGGGTAAGTGTCAATTTTTATAATCTACACATCTAATAGATATGTCTGGTGCACTCATTCAACTTGTTTCCAAGGGTGCTCAAGATGTCTATTACATGAGTGGTGAAGGAACTTCCCTTTTCACGTCAAAGTATACGAGACATACAAACTTTGCTCAGGCTCCCAAACTCATTAAAGAGTTTTCACTGGCTGAAGATTCGTGTGTCATTCCCACAAATGGTGATCTACTCACGGGTCTATGGTTCGAGGGTACGAACCTTGTTGAAGGGTTCCAGGGATCGACGATTGACCTCTACATCGGTGGTCAACGAGTCGATTCCCAACCCTTTGACTTTATGAGTGATGTCTATCAGAATTACCTCGCAGATACCTATACGAAGTCTCAGGAGATTAACAATAAGTGCTCCGTCAACAATACAAACTTTATTCCGTTGACCTTCTTTTTCAACAATAAAAGTTCCTACATTCCCATGGTGGCTCTTCAATATCATCAGGTGGAAGTCCGAGTAAACTTCCAACAAACCATGGATACACCCTTTTCCGCTAAGCTGTATGGTAACTATGTATACCTGGATGCTCCAGAACGTAAACGATTCACATCCACTAAACTAGACTTCATCATCACACAGACACAGACAATTAAGGAAAAACTCGTACCGGGGTACAACGACTATGACCTTTCTCAATTCAACCACCCAGTAAAGTCACTCTTCTTCGGGATACCAACAAAGTCAAGTAACGTGATCGAAGATCGATTCACCTTTGACTCCGCCGACATTTTATTGAACGGTACACATCTTTTCGAGTCTATGACACCAACGTATTTTCACACAGTACAAAACTATTTTCATTCTGACTTTGGTATTTCTGCATTCCACGAACTGTACAACACACCGTTCTATACT